GTCTCCGGAATAGACGCGCTCTCCCACGGCATACGGGCGCGCGGTTGGTGCGTCGCCCCAAGACGGCACCGCACTCCGTCCACCGCCTGTTTCCCGCATGCGCAAGTCCCGTCCCACTCAGAACTTTGAACGCCCACCGACCGGCCCCGAAATGGTTTCGCCCGTGTGCACGCTCACCGTCGCGTTTTTGGCGTGCAATACGGCCGCGAGCGTCAACGTAGCCGCCCCGTCGTCTGTGCAGTCGGAACGCATGTTAATTTCTTCGTACAATTTCAGCACTTCGGTTTTGCTTTCTTTCAGCCCCATGGCATGTTTCCTGTAGCTGGCGCCGTGAACGACCACGAGGCCATTGTTAGCGGCTGCTGTTGTACGCCAGTTGGCGGGTAAATCGCCAAGTAAGGCGTGCCGCGAATATTACGAAAATGACCCGAATTAGTCAATGTGTTGTACGCGTCTTTGTCAAACATTTTTGTCGCGGCGTCGCGGCTGATGACGTACGCGGGCATTTCGCCGCTGACGCCTTGGCCCAGTTCGGAGGCTACGCTGTCAAACCGAACGATAGCGCCGCTGCGGAGCGCGTCCATGCCTAGCGCCGTGGCGCCGGGCAGCGTTGCCGCCAGTTTCATCGCAGCACTCTGTTCGCGTTGCGCGGCCGTTTCGGTGACGGTGCGCTTGAACACGTTGACGGTCGTTTGCCGGCCCTTGCGGTCAGCGCCGTAGCTCTCCGACACAACGCGCCCTGTGTAGCTTTTGGCCTTCGGCGCACCGCGTGCCTTGCCGCAGTCTATCGACACCATGTCCTGTTTGCCGGCGGTGACGCGATACATAAAACCGCTATTGCCCGACTTGGCGCCGTTGCCTTTCTGCCATGCGTCCTCATTGCCTAGCGGCAAATGGTCGGTAACGATCACGGCCGCCTTTGTCACGGCCGCAACGCGCTTCAACGTCCACATGGCTTTCAACACCGCTTCGGTGTCATTGTCGGCAAAGCACAGACCAGAGGCGCCCCAAGTGTCCAACGGTATCAAATCAACCCGCATGCCCATTGCTTCCATCGCCTGCACTTGCGCAATGGTCTGTTGTTCGAATGCGGCGCCGGGCTGTGCAGGCACGATATGCAGACGTTCGGCAAGCTGGGCTCCGTTCGGTTCCTGCCGCAACAAGTAACGGAAGCGCCGCGCGGTGCCGTAGTCATCTTCGGCCGCTATCCAAAGCACATGGCCGTCTTGCCGCTCTATCTCGGCTTCAAGCCATGGCTCACCTTTCAGGTATCTGTACACCATGTCTGTGAGCACGGTGGACTTGCCGGCGCCACTGTGTCCCGTGAAGAAATGCACTTCGGCGGCCAAAATGCGCTGGTATAAAATCCATGGTAGTTCTTCGTCTGCGTCGGTCAGGTTCAACTCGAAACCCGTACGCGGCGCCAACGTCGGCGCCATCGCGGCGTCGTGCAGACCTTGGAGCATGGCGCGGCGCCGCGTGATCGCCAGCATGATTAGGTTGCCGCGCAGCACGGGCAAGCCATCGTGTCGCGCGATTTCTTCGCCCAGCGAACGACCGCCAACCTTGTCGTCTAGGCCTTGGCCGGCCGCCAGAATGGCGCCCTCGATTTCCTCGCGGGAGCACAGCCCAGCGCGCTCCGCGAACTTCAACACGCCCGCCAGTGCGAAGATGATAGAGCCGCGCCCCTCCGTCTTGCCGCGCAGTTCTGTTGTCAACGTGCCTAGGTATCGTTCGGCGGCGCGTCGGCCTTCGTTCCATTCGTCGCTGTCGCGAGGTATGGCTTCGGCGATCTCGGCTTCGCTACATGTCTCGTGATCGGCGGAGAAACGCAGGCTTGTTCCAGCTCGTGCAGGAACTTCCGACAAGACTTGTTGAACCTGCGCAATCGTGAGGCGAGGCCAAGGGGCGTCAAAGTTTTCCCACTCATAGGGTTGCCCTGTTTCGGGATGAATGCCGTACGCGACGAATTGGCCGTTAATGAGCTGTAGCTTGTCGGACTTGCCCTCTACGCTGCCATGGCTGAATGAGAACGTACGGCCTGTTACGGGGGCGTCTGTGAGGTAGAAGGGAACAAGAAATTTCGGGCGCCGTCCCCACCTAACCGGCATGGACGGGCCGAATAGCGACCGCATAGCGTGCAACAGGCGCGAAGCGTGCTCGGGCTCGTACGTGTCAAAGTCAAATGCGGATAAGCCGCCGTCGCCACATCGCAGGCCAACAGCCGCAGCGCCCGGGTGAGGAACAGGCGTAGTCCATTGGTTCCAGCCTTCACCGATTGGTGCTTTCGAGTTTCGCGCGATGGGCAGCGGAAACAACCCGCGCGCTATTGCGTCGTCCCAAAATTCCTGTATAGATGCGGGTTGCAATCACGCCCCCTAGCGTGGTTGTTCAGTTTGAAGCCCCCGGCGCTGGTCACGTCGGGGGCTTTGCTTTTACTCCCAAGGCATGCGCGAATGCAAGCCCCCACCTGTAGAGGGTTCGGCCGCCGCTTGACGCAAGGCTTCGGGCAGCTCGTATTGAGCCAGCCGGCGCCGCAGCTCCGCGTTCTGCGTCAGTAGCTCCGTGTTCGTGGCCCATGCTTCGTCACGCTCTTGGAGTATCTGGGCGTATTCCTCGCCCATGATGACGCCCCCGCCGACCTTTTGGCCCCGGTGTTCCTTGCACGTCTTGAGCCCGAACGACGAATTTGTGCCCGGGCTGTTCATGTTCGTGAAGATAGAAAACTTCTCTCCGCACACGGCGCACGGTCGCGACCATTCTTCCATGTTGCGGTACGACTTGCGCCCCAGCGTGACGCGCTCGTGTTCGCGCTCCAGCGTCCAACCGTCTTTACTTGGCATCGAACTACGGCCCCACAGTCTTAGTTGCGGCGAGGTATTCGGAAAGCTGACGTACAACGCGTTCGGCTTCCTCGCGGTTAAGCGAAAGCGTTGTGAACCTGTGAGTTGACGCGCTGTCTGTGTCGTCCTCCTCACGTACGCCAATCTTAAAGTTGCGCCACTGCCCATCGGTGAACACGTTGGCGCCTACGCTGAACAGTTCCCCGTCCGCCAGCGGCTTGCGCTTGCCCGTCTGTGTGACTGTTGCCATGGTTCAGCCCTCCGCTTCAATTTCGACGTTGCCCATGTGCGGGCGCATATAGTCGCGCTTTTCCTTCGCTTCGGATTTCTCGTATCGCGTCGCCGCGTTCCGGTCAAACCACCATCCCTGCGGGGTCCAGTAACCAACCTCGCCCGTGGTCAAGGTGCGCTTAATGACGTACGCCATTGGTTCAGCCCTCCAGTTGGTCTAGCAAGTCAACGATGGCGTCAAGCGGGGTTTTGCCCGTGCCAACGCGGCTACCTTCGTCATAGTCGCCAACCGTGGCGTGCCATGCCTCGCGGCCGAACGTCCAGTAGTCTGCCATTGCGTCGTGGTGTACGATGATATCGGGCATGTGTCGCTCTCCAGCGGGTTTGCTTCAATGGCACCAATGTATGACAACGCCATTCGAGTGTCAACAACGAAAACGAATATTTCGTATATTAATGTACGCCATATTCGTTAATGTAGCGTTGCCGTTCAGCGTAAACGAATATCGCATATATTAGGCCTTAATTAATACTACGTATAGGCGCTCTTTCTACAAGTGCGCGCCCTTAACCGCTTGACGCTGGGGCGCGGAACGTAGATGCTTAAACGAACCATATTTGTGAGCGAGGTTCAAAAATGAACAGTGTTCAAGTTTACGGCCACGGATTGCCGCAGCACTACGTCAACGTGGTTGCCACGCATGCGGCACGGATACGGCCCCTCGTGCGCTGCGAGAGCGTGACGCTCACTACGGCTTGCCGGCAGAACGGATTGCCTATCGAGCTGGCGGAGCTGTGCGCCGGCTTGCTGGCCTCGGTTGTCGATGACTTGCATACGGCCTCCACGATGCCGCGTACGTCATTCGAGCGCGCCAAGCGGCTGGAGCGCGTCATGGCGGCCTGTGAGGAGCCGTGCGCGTCGGCGCTGCGTGTTGGCATCGCCGCGTCGCCAACGAATGGGCGGGCCTGCGCGCGGCATTGGGACGCCATCTGCGACAAGCACGAGATTGGCCGCTTTGCGTGGCTACTTGGCCTTGACACGGACACGGCGTACAGATACTCCAAGAAAGTTGAAAAGAGGGGTTGACGTACGTTTGGCGTACGTACGTACAACTTAGGCACACGCAAACAAACCCGCTGGAGAGCGACCAATGACTAAATCCGAGAACATGCTGTATGAAGGTGCTTGCTGCTACGCCGTTGCGAACCGCGATGGCACTTGTGACGTTGTGGTGTTTTCGTCCAGCTGCGTCACGCACAAGACGATTGGCACGCTGCCCGGCGACCGCGCCGAAATCCTTTGCCGCCGCATGAATGCGTACCCGGTTAACACCCGTCGCGCTTACGAGCTGCTGTAAAATCAAACAAGGGGGCTTGACAGCCCCCGAACCGCGTAGTACACGACGACCATTCAACCCGCTGGAGAGCGAACCGTGACAACCAATCAACCCACCGCTGCTACTGTCCTGCAAACGATTAACGATGCGCTGGAAATGCTGCGCGCCGTGCAGCTCACGCATTCGGAAGCCGCAAACCTCGTGCCGCTGGCGCAGGCCCTCAAAGCCGCGGGTGAAGCCGCCGCAATCGTCGGCCACGAGATTAAGCTGCGCGCCGAAGCCGGCAACCTCGTGCCCGGCGCCGCGCTCAAGGATGAAATCAAACATCGCCAGTGGCACGATAACGAAGCGGCGTCGCAGCTCGCTCGTGAAGAGTTCGGCGACGCGGCGTTCAGCAAGCCGGCGCTGCTGTCGCCCGCGCAAATCGAAAAGCTGGGCGAGCGCGGCAAGGCATTCGTTGCTGTCGCGTCGTACAAGCCCGAATGTGGCAAGCGCGTGGTGTACTAGGATAGGGAGCACATGACCGACAAACCGAAAACCAAAGCCGAACTTGAAAAGACGTTGTTGCGCGCGAACAACACTATTGCGAAGCTGCGCAAGCAACTGGAGCGCGCTAACACACGCGTTGCGGAGCTGGAGACGGCGCAGGACACGCTTGCGGGCGCGGTGGCGGAAGCTATCGAGCCGCGCGAGGAAATCGTAACCGTGGCAGTTGGCCCCGTGATGCCATGGGAGACCGCGCTGCCCAATTCGTTCAAAGTGACGTGATGCCAGACACGAAGGACGACAAGCACGAGCCCCGCGACCCGTCGCAGCCGCGCTACGGCGCCGTCAACGCGTCGCGCGCCGACCACATCAAGCGATTGCGCGCGCGTATCAAGAACCTGCACAGCATGACGGCCAAGCAAGAGCTGCGCGGCATCTTGCAGGGCATTCTTGACTTGTTGGAGGATGACGGGTCATGATTGTCTTGCAGTTCGCCATTGCTGCGTTTATCCTCTGCGCCGCAGCGGGCGCGTGTGTCATCGCCTGCGAACAACGGGGCTGGGAATGAACCTAGAAGAATTTGCCGCGCTTCGGCCCGGTGACGAAATCCGCAACGACATGACGCACAGCGATGGCGTCGTGGTCTCGATTGACAACAGCGGCGTACGCGTCGCGTGGGGCGGCAACACCGCGTTGCCGTTCACGTACGGCGCCAACTCAACCGCGTGGTTTCACTGGAGCGCGAAGCCGAAGCCGTCCACGCTGGACCAATCGGAAGGCGCTGCGGAGATGAATGCGTCCGACGCGAAACCGGTCGAGTGATGGCGGAAATCAACCTCAAACTTGACGAAGCCGCGCCGGACACGGAGTATCTGCGCGCGTGCGCGCGCATTCGCAACATCAGCCTGACGTCGTTGGTCAAGCGTATCGTCGACACCGTGGCCGATGGGCAGCTCGTGGCGAGCGTGCTTGACGACGACGGTAGCAAGACGCGACGCAAGGGTGAGCATCCGTACCGGAGCGCTATGTGATGGACCTGCGAGACGAATTCAGGCCCGCGGTGCGTAATTGTTCGTCGTGTCGATACTGGCAGCGCAGCTGGTTGCTAAGCGGCAAGCACGGCGTGCTAGAGGCGGCGTGTACGATTAGCGACACGGACATGACGGGCAAGCTGCCTGCGAAGCGTGGCAGCGACACGTGCGGGAGCTGGGCGAAGTCATGACACCGCAGGAAGCCGCCAAGCTGGAAATCGGGCACACAGTCCAGCTCGTGCGCGACCACAAGCCCGTACACAAGGGCCGCGTCACCCAGACGACGCGTACGTGGTTTATGGTTACGTGGCATGACGGCACGCCGGAAGTCATCCGGCGCGACCGGGACAGCATTTTGTTACAGCGATTGGAGCAAGTTTGATGGCACGCACGGCAACCGTAATCTGCGACCGCTGCGGTAAGTGTGAACCGCTTGACCACAGCGAAGCACAGGGCGCGAATGTCATCACGTTCCGCGTACGCGCCGTGGTAAACAGCGACGAAAGCGGGAAATGGGGCGGTGATTTGTGCCTTGATTGCGTGGAGGCCGTACAGGATCAAATCACGGCGATCATGGGAGCGAAGGCGCCGAAGCCCGCGCGACTTGGGCAAGACGTTTTCATTCGCCACGCCGATGAACGATACGAGGCATGCGGCTGCATGGCCTACATGCACCCGCCCGGCACGTGCAACCGCGCTTGACACTCGCGTAAGACAACTGTATGACGCCCGGCGCGTGACAGCGGCCCGCCTGCCGTGCTACCGTCCGCCCAAATCGCGGGGTTTAGCATGGCAGACGGACAGCAGAGCAGCATTTTCGGCAGCGGGCTTGACAGCAACGTGGCCGATTACAGCGGCGGAGGGGCCGGCGCGGCGAGCGCGGGCGGCGTTGTGGACAACGGCACGGATGTACTGCCGCCCAACGCCGCCCCCACGCAAGGAACCGGCCTGTTTGGCTCGGGCATGTCCACGTTTGGAGCGCCGCGCTACACCACCGACCCGCAGGCCGCGCCGCTGGACGCCGCTGCGTCGCTGCTGGAACAGCGCATTCAGCGCGCGAACGCCGTCAGCAGCAACCCGGTCGGGCAGCTCCTCAACCCCGAAGGCGTCGCCGCCGCGCGGCAATTCGTCGTGCAGGGCGCCGAACAGCTCCAGAAAATCCGGCAGCAGAAAGCGACCATGCAGGCGGCGCGGCAGCAAGCGCAGACGCTCGGGCTCGCGCCGGGCGAAGTGCCCGACGAAGCCGATCAAGCCGCGCGTATCGAAGCGGCGCGCGCCAAGGCGCTGAAAGGTGACTTGAACGCGTACAAGGGCATTCAGGCCGTGGACCCCAAGACGGCCGAAGTGATCGCGCCGCAGGTTCAGGAAGTCGTGTCGGGCCATCTGGCGAACGCACAGTTCGCGTTCGACAAGCTGTCCAACATGCAGAGCCAAGGCGAATACAACGCGGCGCTGGGCGAGCTGCGCAAGACTGGCGTGTTGACCGACCTTGAAGCGTTGGGGCTGAAAGCGCCGCCGACGTTCGATGCGTTCAACGCCGTCAAGGCGCGCGAGGGCCAAGCGCTGCGCGAGGCGCGTATCGGCATCAACGACTTGCGCACCAAGCTGGAGGAACGCAACACCTACCAGCCGATGGAAAAGAAAGAGGCGGAGACGTACAACGGCCGCTTAACGACGGCGTACGGCGACCAAATTACCAACGGCACGTGGTCGCGCAACGCGTCCAGCGGTACGCGGGGCCTCGTGGTCAACGGCGCCAGTGACCCGCGCGACTTGGGCAAGACGTTTTCATTCGCCACGCCGGAACAGCGCAAGGCGATCACGGAGGAAATGGCGGCGGCCATCCCGAAAGAGGAACTGAGCAAGTACCGCGCGGAAAATCGCACGTACGATCTCGCGACGCGCGACGCCAAGGGCAACAAGCTGCCCGATGGACAAATCAACACCAACCCGAACGTGCAACAAGGCATTGCCGAAGGGCTCGCGGCCATGCTGCGCGGCGGCAACGGTGGCGCCAATATCGGCCTGTTGAAAATCGAGACGGGCAAGCGCGGTTTCTTGCAGGGTTTGATTGACACCGTGAACACGGAAAAGGCCGGCGTCATCAACGAACTGAAAGGGAAGGACGTTCTGCCATACCTGTCCAAGTTGACGCAGAGCCAAATCCGCGACGTGCTGGACGCGCTGAAACAGTACAACGACGTGAGCATTGGCTCGCGCGCCACGCAGATTGCGGAACGGGCCGGCGCGCTCGGGTTGAAGCCGTCCGACTTGGGGCTTGGTAAGGACGAAGTGGGCGGCGTCGGCGAAGCGCTGGAGCGCGGCCGGCAGGCGCAGATTGAACGCATGATGCCAAACCATCAGGCAATCGGCGGCGGTGACGGCGTGTTCCAGCTCGGGGCGCAGCGGCCCGGCGCAGGCGCGTCGGCGCTTCCGCCCGGTACGGGACCGTCGACGCAACAGCCCGGCGGCGACCGCGTGGCGACCCCCGTACAACAGGCTGCACGTCCTCCGGGTTCCCCTACCCCGTCCGTTGGCCCCGGAGGGCCGCAGGTTCCGTCGCCTACGTCGCCGCAGGGCGGCCAGAGCGCCGTGTCGCCATCGGGTGGCGGAGGCGGCGGAGCGCAGACCATTGCCGGTCAATCGGTGAGCGTGCCCAGCATTCCGGGCGTGTCGCCCACGTACGTCGCGAACATGCAACGTATCGAGAGCGGCAACGAGCGCGACCCATGGAAGGCCGGCGCCAAGGGCTCCAGCGCGTCGGGCGCGTTCCAGTTCATCAACGGCACGTGGAAGCAATACAAGCCGGACGGCGCCCCCGACCGCGCAGGCGACGCGACGCCGCAGCAACAGGCCGAAGCCATGGCGCGTTTCACGGCTGACAACGTGAAAGCGTTGCGCGGTGCTGGCGTGCCCGTTACCGACGTCTCGGTGTACATGGCGCATAACGTCGGTGCGGGGCCTGCGGCGACGCTGTTGAAAGCCGACCCGGGCGCCGACGCGCGTTCGATTGTTGGCGAGAAAGCGGCCGCGAACAATCCGCTGTTTTTCAAGGGCCGCCCGACCGTCGCAACGGTGCTGGCGCGCTATCAGGCCGAAATGAACGGCAGCCTTGACGACACGGGGCCGAAGCCGCAACCGGGCGCGGCCGCAGAGGCGCCGTCTCTGATGCAGCGCGTGTCGCGGATGTTCTCGCAGGGCGTCGCCGGCGGCGACGAAGCCAAAGACAAGGCGGTCGCGGACGTCGGCAACGCGGCGGTAGAGAACGCGCCCGCCATCGGTTCGACGCTGGGCGCTATCGGCGGCTCCGCAGCGGGTCCAGCGGGCACGGTTGCCGGTGGCGCGGCGGGCGGTGGCGCGGGCCAAGCGTTGAAGGACTATTTGCAGGGTCGCGAACAGTCCGGTACGCGCATTGCGAAGGAAACCGCGCTGGGCGGCGTGCTTGGCGTCGGTGCCGGCGCGGGTCGTCCGTTGCTCGGGGCCGCTGCGCGTGCGGTCGGCGCGGGCGGCGTGGAAGCGGGCGCCAGCGCGGCAGAGGGCGGCGACGCGGGCGATATCGTGGAAGCCGGCGGCAAGGGCGTTGCGGCAGCCGCAGGCGGCGAGGCGTTCGGCCGCGCGCTCGGCATGGTCGGGCACAAGGTCTGGAACATGTTCGCGCCCGAAGCGAAAACCGCCGTACGCGAGGCGGCGCAGAAGTACGCCGACGCCGAGAAAGCGCTCGCGACCGAAGCGCCAAAGCTACCCGGCGTCAACGGTGCGGCGGGCGTCGTCAACCCGAAGTACGAGGCGGCAGAGCGCGCGAAAGCCGAAGCGGAGATGACGCTGAAAGACGCCGGGCTGAAACCGGATGAAGCGGCGTACGCGCACAAAGTCAGCTCGGAGGGCGTGCCGCGTCAAGAGGCCGAAGCGTCGCGCCCCGGCGCCATCGAACAGAAGGAAATCGGCAAGGGCTACCAGAAACTTGAAGGCGAGATAGGCGATAAAGGCGTGGGAGCCGTTCGCGGCACTGCGCGCCAGCGTACGAGCTTGCCCGAAAGCGAACGGTTGACTACGCCGCGCCCGCCCACGTCGGAAGAACTGGCAACCAAGGGCCGCGTAGAAAGCGTGCCACTATCCGAAGTGCGCGCAACGCAGTCAACAATGCAGTGGGACCGCTTTAACAAAGGCGATCACCCGCCCCCGATTGTGAAGGGTTTTGAAGACAAGCCCGTAGCCGTGAAAACCGAAAACGGGGAGTATCTGGTATTTGACGGGCACCACCGCACCGTTAAGGCAATGAACGCCGGCCAACAAACGAAAGACATGTACGTCATAGACGCGAAGGCGTACGACCCTGCGAACGCGGGCCGGAAGCCGAAACCGTCGCCTAAATGGTCAAAGGCGGATGACGATTTGTTGGCGGAGTTGGGCGGCATGCCGGGCGGTTCCGCTCCGCAGCCCCGCAATACGGCTGCGTACAACCCCATTTTGAACGACGGCCCCATGGCGGCCGTTACGGGTAAACAGGTCGCTGCGAAACACGGCGACCTTGCCGAACGCGTAGAGCGAACGATCACGGCACCGGCTCCGAATTGGCAGGCGAAGTGGATACAGCTCAAAACCGCGCGCTCTGAGCTGTTACAAGCGGAGCGCGACGCGCTGTCAAGCACGAGCCCCGGCCGCAGCCGCGAAGCGGCGGACATGCGAAAACTTGCGGATACGGTGCGCGTACAACAGGAAAAGGCGGCAAAGTACGTCTTTGGCGAAAAGGACGGCGAAGCGTTCATGAAACGGTTGAACGTGCTCGACACGCGGTACCGCAATCTGATGGAAGCGACCAACGGCGGCGACTTGGCGAAGGCTGCCGCGATGAAAGGCGAGGCTGGGCGCGAAGCACAGCGCAAATTCGAGGCGTTCGCGCATGATGACGCGCAGGCGATTGCGGCGTTCCGCGCCATGCGCAAGGTTGCGGACCCCGAAAAAACCGTGCCGTGGACTGTCGTCTTGGAAGGCGTGCCCGTGGTCAAGCATCTGAAAATCGCGGTGCTCGCCGACATGATACGCAAGGCGTCGGCGGAACGCGCAGCCGGCGCCCCTGCGAAGTTCTCGGACTTGATTTCGCAGCAACTCAGCACCGCGAACCGCGACACGCGTGATTTGCTCGGCACGGCCGCCCAGCGCGGCGCAACCATGCAGTGAGGCACCATGAAACCGACCGACGCATACACTGGACACGTCACGTTCGATTTGACGGAATGCAAGGTGCACGCGCTGAAAAACGCAGACGGCTCTACGCGCATTGTGGCGCGCTACCCGAAAGCATGGGAAGCGCCCGACCCCGTGACGCTTAACGCAGTGAACGGTACCGCCGTGACCATGCGGCCGTACAAGGTCACGGACTGGTACGAAGTCGTGCTGATGGACATTCCGAAGGCGTAGCTGTGACGTTTCCTTGGCAATGGTCCACACCGCCAGAACGGAAACCGCAGTCACCGCGTGAAATCATGCTGGAGCGGTTTCGGCTCGGCGTGCCGCCCAAACTCGCGGCTAGGGCGGCCGGCGTGACCATGGAAAGTCTGCAAGGCGACCCGGAAGTGGACAAGGCGCTGGCGGAAGGCGAAATTCTGCTATTCGAGCGAGCCCGGGACAGCGGCGTGACGGGCATTGTACGCGCGGCTATGCGCCGCGAGGCGGAAACGTGGCTGCCCAAGGCGGAAGTGCAGACGGGTCAAACGCTGGAAGATTTGTTGAAGGACTAGCGAGCCCCGTTGTTAGGCTCGCGGCGTACGTGTCCATAAACGGCGCCCGGTTGTTCGCGGTCCAGTGATGGCGTGAAGGGCTGATGCACACGTGCGTCATACCGTGTTGCGGACAACCTTCGTCAACGCACAGGTCCATAAACGGCGCCCGGTTGTTCGCGTCGCGCTTCAACATCGGCGGAATGTCCAGCCCGTCGCTCGCTGGCTTCTCCCAAGGCATTGTCATCGCGACCTCCGAATTATTTTCATCCGACGCCGCCATTTTCGCGACGCACTAAGGTGAATGACGAAGCCCTCCGGTTTGCGGGTTTCGGTACGCGGCGTGCACACAGCCCAAAAACGCAAAGGTGCGAACCACAAGTCCACAAGGTATTCCATCGTTGCGCCTCCTAGCTCGCGCCTAAATTGGCGTACATCGCATCGGTTAGCCATTCGTCAAGCGCAGGGTTCAGTTCCAGCGCTTGAATTAGCAGCCACGCTTGGGCGTACGTCAACCCGGTCAGCAAGAAAATCATTTGCGCGTCCTTTCAGTCTGCCACGGTTCGCACTGATACGCACAACGCGCGGCGGCCTGCGTGCGCTCCTCTTTTTCGAGCTGTTCCAGCTTCCACCGCCGCGTTGTCGGGGCGTAGCCACAGTCGCTCGCGCGAATATCGCAGCTTACCACGGAAACGCGGCTCTCCGCCTTGTTTATTTCGTTCAAATCCCAGAGGACCGAACTGACAAGCAACAGTGCACCGAGTGCCACGAGACCCAGAATGGTTCCGACGAACGCGCGGGCGAACACTTCACCGAACGCGAAGCCCAGCAACACGGCAATCACGCCGATGGTTAGTATCACGTGCATGTTTTGCCCTCCAAATGACGTACATACGTACAACACAGTTTTGCCATCGTCAATCACTACATGTATGACAGTTTGAGGCCGTCATACCACCCCTTGTTGTAATACAATTTTCGTGCCATATTCGCCGCACATTCCACCGAACCACCATAGGGAGCCGTTCCAGTGGTCAACATCATTAACCAGCCGAACAACCCCAACATTGGCGGGTTCAAGCACTATTCCGGCTTGCTGCCCGCCGTTCCGGGCGCAGGCGACAGCCATGCGCGCGCCTCCGTGCGCATCTTCCATCTCGCCGCCACCAACGCCGCTGCGATCTTCCGGGGCGATATCGTGACGCTGGCAGACGGCACCCACGGCGTGCCCGGCGGCGGCGATCTTCCGGCCAACATTTCCGCGCCTTCCGCGTCGGTCGTTATCGGCAACGGCGGCGGCTCCGGTCTCGGCAACGCATCCATGGCGCCGAACGCTGCGCGCTGGGCGCCCGGCGACACCACGTCCGTTATTGCGGGTGTCGTGGTCGGCTTCGGCCCTATCACGCTGTACATGGCGAAGAATGGTTTCCAGTACGTGCCGGCCGCCACCGAAGCGTGGCTTTCGGTCGAAACCGACGCCGATGTTGAAATGCAGGCGACCGTCCCGACCGTGCCGGGCACCGCGTACAATCTGCTGCTGGGCGGCGGCGCCGACGTCAAGGCGAATGCCGGTTTCCAGTCTACCCGGTTCGGTATCTCGGGTCTGTCGCTGGACCCCGCGACCTTCGCGAACACCGCCACGTTGCCGCTGCGCTTGCTCAACAGCTCAGAGCAGATCGGCAACGACCCGACGTCGCCGGGCTTCGTGGCAAAGGTCAAGTTCAACCGTACTCGCCACTGGATGGGCACGGGCGCGTTTGTCGCCGACTAACGGATAGCGGGCTGCGGCCCGCGTCCTGTCATCAATCCCGAAAACGGACACACAGCTATGAAGCTTTTGAAGCCCCTTTTCCTCGCCATCGCCGCGTTGCTGGCGGTTGCGCTGCCCGAAGCGGCGCTCGCGCAGACCGTGACCGTGCAGCCGCAGTTCATCTCGCCGAACGCGGTGACCGATCTCGGCAACGGCCCGATGGAAATCAAAGTCGGTGTCGGTACGGCCATGATTGGGTCGTCGGTCGGTACCGGCGTCGGCTCCACGTCGGGTTCGTCCACCACTCTGACGTTGACCGCGACCCCGGCCATTGCGCCGTGCGTCGGCTGTATCATCAGCGGGACCGGCATCACGTCGGGCACCACCGTTGCGGCGTTCAACGGCACCACCACCATCACGCTGTCGGCCGCGATGACCGTCGCAGCTTCCACCCCGCTCTCGTGGGGCGCAGCGTGCCCGGCCACTGCGCTCACCGGCATCGGTGTTATGCAGATGTCTGCCGGTTCGACGCAGGGCGCCACGGACTTTCCGTTCTATACGCAGGCGCGCATTTGCGGCTACGGGCAGAGCAGCGCGGGCGCGCAGATTTTCACCTTCCCGATTGGCGCGCACTAAGCGCGCCTTTCGTTCCTGTTTCATCAAAGGGGTTTCAGCATGCACAAGATTGTTGCAGTTCTCGGGGCGCTTGCGTTGCTGTTCATCGCGGAAGCGCAGGCCGCCGCGCAAACCTCCAAGTACGGCATTCCGTCGTTCCACGCCCCGCTGTCGGGCGCCGTACAGCTTCCTGCAACCACCGTTGCCAAGCTGCCGCTGTGCGATGGCTATAGCGTCGGCATCCTGTACACCGTGACCGATGCCGCTGCGGCGCCGGTCTACAACGCGACTGCGACCGGCGGCGGCACTATTCGCTTGCTGGTCATGTGCAACGGCGCGAATTGGGTCAACCACTAACGTGAGGCGCCTATGGCTGCGAACGCCGTCACCAACATTCCGCGCAATTACGCGGAGATCAACAACAACGTCGCGCTCGCGAACGATTTCAACTGCGACGCGGGCGTATACGGCTTGACGGCAACCGCGACCGTATGGGGCACCTTGCAGCTTCAACGGCTCATTGTTGACCCCGTGCTCGGCGCTCAGTACGTCAACGTCGGCGCTGCGGTCGCCGCCAACGGCTTCGCGGAATATCACTTGCCGGCGGGGCAATATCACTTAGCGCTCGCGGGCACCACGGCGGCGACCGCGCGCTTTGAACGTATCGGACCTTGGGCGGGGCGCTAACATGCGGTTGACTATCATTCCTTCCGACAACTTCGTACTTGTGGACGGCGTCGCGCGCACCGTCGATTGCAGCGCCATCCCGGCCAACGTGCACGCCGTCCAGTGGAATGGCACGAGCGGCGAAGTCGAATATAAGACGTTGACGTGCGATCATTGCGGCGTACGCAGCCGCAAGGCAAACGACGCCATTACGTCAATCGAGCCGTATCAGAAAATCGTGGACGCGTGGCATGCTGCCGGACCCGAAAATTAAGTGCCCGGCCACGGGCTTCGCCAAGTCTTGTCGCGAAATCATCGCGGAACACGACTGTCCGAAATTCGTTAGCATCAAAGGCCACGACCCGCAGAGCGGCAACCCGGTGGACCGCTTCGGCTGCGTCGATAGCTTTTTGCCGCTGCTGTTGATTGAGAACGCGCAAATGTCGCGCCAGACCGGCGCGGCTGTCGAGAGCTTCCGCAACGAAGTTGTGAAGGCGGAGCAAGAGAAGCGCGAGGCCCTGTTACAGTTCGCCCGCGACGGTGGGCCGCGTTTGGTCGGTTCCGGAAATTGAACCCTGCACTGGAGAAAGCGCAACGCCGCGCCCGTAAAATTACTAACTTCCTGCAACACACAAAGCCATCTAACAATGACCGGGAAGGTATCGAAAAATGGGCGCAAGCGGCCGAAGCCGCTGCAATCGTGGAGAGATACCTGACATGCATTCGGGAAACAGGCACGTGCACCACAGCGCCCTAGACGCTCTCAACTGGCCGGTCATCGGCCTGAACATCACCGTGTGGGCGTGGTTTCGCGACTTGTGGGACCACTTTCCCGGCCCGACTGCGGTGTACATGACCGTTTCCGCAGCCTTCATGCTGTTTCAGATGGCCGATAAGCTTGGAATGCTGGACCGCTTCAAACGTCGCAAAGCAGAGGGGGCCGAAGATGCCCGCTAAGACCGGTGGCCTCCCCCGCAGAGCTAAAGTCGGCATTCCGAATAAATCTGTGGATATCGACCCAAACACGTATTTCATCGCGAAGCGGATGGAAACAGCCGGAATGCTGCGGCCCGGGCAGGCGCTCATGCTCGCCGCGACTCTACCAAACACCAAAAAGCCGCAAAGTCGCGGCAAATCTGCAACAGCGAAAGGCAAGCGCAAATGAGCACGCGGTTTTGTGGTCACAAGACGGGTTTCAAGCCGGGCGAGAGCAACGACGTCAACCCGAACGGCATGGGGCCGCCTAAGACGAAGTTCAAGGGCCGCCCTGCGGTGCCGGCAGGGCCGTTGAAGCGGTATCCGGGCGAAGTCGCCAACATCTCGACCGGCAACCGCCGGCTGGCGAAGTCGAACCACGGCGACGGCGGCGGCTCGGGCACGTCGTTCCGCACGAATACCGCGTTTGGCAAGGGCGGCAAGCGCAAGTAACGGGGGCCTGCGATGTTCTATCGGCCGGGCGGCGGCGCAAAGGCACCCAATCGCCAACAGGACTACGTGTACGCCGACTTTATCGGTGGCGCGACCGATTGGCTGCCCATTAACAAGGGCGATACCATCGCGGTCAACATCGCCCGCGCGTCCATCGTGTACAGCAGCCCGGCGCAAAGCCAAGTTACTACTTCGGCCGTCGCCCCCGAGGTGCAAATCATTATGGAACTGCGCATGCTGGGCGGCGCGGCCCCGATGGACACGCCGATTGACCAGTGGCAGAACATGGTCGTTGCGACGTCGCGCCGCGCCCAGCGCGCCGGCTTTGTCCGCCTGCGCATCGTCAACATCAACAACGCAGACGGGACCGGCGTACAGATGGCTGTGCAGGTTACGCGCACGGGTGACGATGGGGCGGTGCACTAATGTCGGGGTTCGACAACGGCACCTTGCAAGGCGGAATTTTCTTCCAGACAAAGCAGTTTGGTTCGATCCTGCGCGGCTTCGGGCCGCCCGCTCCGCAAGCCGGTGTCGTTGGCGATCTCTATATCGATGTGCAGACGTGGAACCTGTACAACAAGCGTTCGGCTGCCGCTGGCGATGACGTGGACCCGTGGGGCCACTACCTGTTTGTCGTGCCGCTCGCGTACCGCACAACGCTTAAATGGTTCACGTCCAGCCTGCCCACGTCCGATATCGGTGTGCCGGGCGACTACTGTATGCTGTGGGGCGGCTGGGCCAACTACGGCATGCAGCCGTCCATCTTCGGCCCGAAGCAAGCCACGGATTGGCCCGAGAATGGCAACGGCCCTTCGCTGCCGATCAATCCGGCGTTCGCGGGAACGGTGCTGCAAGTTGGTTTGACGGGCGAAGGCCCGGCGTTGCCGCTCAGCAACTCGACCCAGCTTATCGCGGTCGGCCTGACGTCGGAAATTATTATTCCGCTGCCGGTCAATCTCAGCGCCAACGCGCCCGTTCAGCAGCTCGGTTTGCAGTCCGGCCCGGCGCAAATCACCGTGTCGATTAATTCGTTGTACACCGCAGAGGATCAACATTCGACATGAGCGGTTTCGACAACGGCACATTGCAGGGCGGCATCTACTTCCAAGCGAAGCAATTCGGTTCAATCCTGCGCGGCTTCGGGCCGCCTGTTCCGCAGGCCGGCGTCATCGGCGACTTGTATGTTGATACGCTCACTTTCGAGTTATACAACAAGCGCAGCACTGACGCGTCCGCCGACGTGGACCCGTGGGGGCACTATCTATTTGTCGTGCCGCTCGCGTACCAAACGCGTCTAAAATGGTTCAGCGCGTACGCGCCTACGCCAGACGTTGGCATCGACGGTGATTATGCATTGCTTTGGGGTGGGTACCCGAACTACGGCATCCAACCGATGATTTACGGGCCAAAGGCGGCTGGCGCGTGGCCCACCAATCCGGTTTCGGTGCCCGTCACCATCAACCCACTTTACACGGCGGAAGATACGCATGACGTATAACCCCGCAACCGATTTCAACGCGCTGTGGCGCAACACTGGCGGCGCGTTGCAAGCCCTGCAAATACCGGGGCTCGATTACGTCATCGAAGCGTTGGCGCGTGCCGGCGTTATCAACGTCACCGTGTCGGCGACCGCACCCGTCGCAAACCAGTCCACGACCGCGTGGCTGCAAGCGGCGGTGCCTAGCTATTCGGCCGAAGGCGTCTTTCAGCTTTGGGACAAACTCACGTCGGCGTACGCGCCCGCGACCCCGCGCCTGTTCCTGCAATTTCTGGAGGCGTGCGCGGGGGAAAGCGGCGTTTCGTGGTTCACGACCACGGGCGGGCCGCCCATCAACACCGTCGGCAACGATGGCGACTACGCCATTCGCACCGACACGCCCGGCGGCATCTACGGCCCTAAAACGGTCGGTGCGTGGCCTGCGGACCCGCTACCGGGCACGACTAACGTTATCGAGAGTAGCGCGTTAGACAACACTTTCGGCGCCGTTCAAGGCAACATGATCTATCGTGGCGCCACCGAATGGGACGCACTACCAATTGGAATTGACAACGCGCTTATGGTGGCACTCGGGGGTATCCCGCACTGGGCCATGCTTAGCGCGTTGTTGGATACCATCGGTGCCGTACAGGGCGGCATTCTGTTCCGCGACGCTGCGGCGTGGAATTTTCTTCCGCCGGGCCTCGCCAACAACGTACTCACCACGCAGGGGCCGGGTGCAAATCCGAACTGGACAACGAAGTCCAGCGAATTTCCATCCGGCACGGTGATGCTGTTCCAACAGACGGCCGCGCCGCCCGGCTGGAATAAACAGGTCGCGATTGACAACTACGGTCTGCGCGTCACTAGCGGCGCGGTTACGACGGTCGGCGGCAGTCCGTTCTCTACCGTGTTCTCGCAAACGGTGGTTGGCAACCACATACTGACGATTTCCGAAATGCCTTCGCACACGCACCCGCACAACGCAGCCGCCAACATCGGCGGCTCGTCCACGGGTGGCGGCGGCTTTTCCATCAACGCCCCGGGCGCGGCCACCATCAGCAGCACAGGCGGCGACGGCGCGCACACGCACTCTGTTAACCTTTCGCTCGCCTACGTTGACGTCATCATAGCCACAAAGAACTAGGGACATGGCGTACAACTCCGCAACAGACTTCCTCGCACTGCTACGGAACACGGCGAATGGCGAGCGCATCGCGAGCGTCCCCGGGCTCGACTACGTCGTGTCGGCGATGGCGCGGGCCGGGATGTTCACGCTTTCCGTGTCGCAGGCGGCACCTACCATGAACCAGTCATCGACGGTGTGGTTCAAGCCGGCGAGTCCGAATTCATGGTCAGCGGAGGGCGCCGTCTTCCTGTGGAACTCGGTTTCTATGCAATACGAACCGGCGCACCCTTCACTCTGGGGACCGGTCATCAGCGGCAGTGCGTCGGTCGTGCAGGACGTCACGGTCGCAGGGCCGACCACTATCCTGGTTGCCACAACCATCGTCCGCGTTGGCGCGGCTGGTGCGCCCGTCTCGCTCGTGCTGCCATCCTCCACTACCAAAGACGGCGCCGTGCTAGTGTCGGATTGGCGACTTGGCGCGGGAGCGAACAACATCACCATCAGTCTCGCAGACGGCGCCGACCGTTTCCCAGGTAACCTGACGACTTGGACGCTGGCAGCCGATAACGCGAGCGCGCTGTTCCGTCCCGTTTCCGGGGGCTATGTCCTATGAGCTACACCCCCACGACTGATTTTCTGGCGCTGCTGCGCACGACTTCAAACGGCCAATCTCTCGCCGAGATGCCCGGCCTGGACTTTGTTGTCGCTGCGCTGGCGCGCGCGGGGCAGTTCACCATCTATACCGGTCAGACGCAGCCAACGACCAACCAGACTACGACGGTGTGGATCAAACCCGCACAGCCGTCGTGGACTGCGGAGGGTACGGTCTACCTGTGGAGCAGCGCAGCGGGCGCGTTCCAGCCCGCGACGCCCGCGCTGTGGACGACGCTCCTGTCACCCGCGTCGGCGCAGGTGTTCCAGTCAACTAGCCTCGCGGCAGACACCGTGGACCTTGGCGTCACGCTATTCGCTGTTGAGCGCATCAACCCCGTCACTACGGCCATCACGCTACCGCCGCTCGCGAGCCGTGGCGGTGCGCCGCTGCACGTTGTAGACTGGTCCAGCAACGTGGCGAACCACCAGATCACGTTAACCACTCCGGACAATGTTTCCATCATGCGGCGCCTGTCCTGGTCACTCCGGTCTACCGCAGACCAGCTGACCAGCGTATCGCTGTATCCTTCGGTCAATCTCAATGGTTGGGTAATCGCATGAAATCGTACGTACGTTCCGCCGCGTCGGCACTCCTCGCTCTGCTGCTCGCGGCTCCGCCCGCAAGCGCGCAGTGGCAGACGCCAAACCACTCCGTGCCGATCGGCATGGGTGCCGGCAACACGGGCTTCAACAACGCGGCTCCCGGCGCGACAGGCGGCATCCTGACGAGCAACGGCCCGTCCGCGGATCCGTCTTTCTCGCCGCTCAACGGCATCTGCTCCATCGGCCCGAGCGTCTGCGTCGCGCTGCTCGGCTACGCCAACCCGGCGTGGTACGGCGGCAGCACGGCGAACGCTGACAATTCAGCCGCGTTCAACGCCGCAGCGGCGGCGGCCAAGGTCGTGCGCGTGACGGATACGAGTGCGCCGTGGATGCTCACTGCCTCCATCCTGCTCAACGCTGGCAACCGCCTGGAGTGCGCGAACGGCGCCGTTATCAAGCGCGGCAACTCAGCCACCATGACCACGATGGTGAATTTCTACTCAAACGTAGCAACTGGTGCGTCGTTGGTCGGGTGTACGATTGACGGCAACCGCGCAAACAATGCGGATGACAGCAACTTCTACGCGGTGAACGTCAGCACCGTGGACGACGTCCAAATCCTCAACAACACAATCCAGAACGTTCCCGGCAGCGCGACGAACATGGCAGGGCTGCGGCCAATTGTCGCAGGTAACACGTTCAACAATGTGTACCAGCTCGCCATCGCGGTGACTGCGGTGTCGCCCAGCACGCCTCAATTCGCGAAAGTGTACAACAACCGCATTTTGGGCACGGCCGCGCACGCGATCTACCTCTACCAGGGCGACCACAACGATATTTACGACAACACCATAGACCTGCCCATCGCACTTGGCGGGGCTGGCACGCCCATGAACGTCACGGTTTCCGGCACAACGGCGACGTGGGTTGGCGGGGCAAACTTCGCAGGTGCGTCGGCCGGCATGTTTCTCGTCGTCAACGGCGGCTTCGAAGCGCAAATCACGCAGGTTGTGTCCAACACGCAGCTGACGCTTTCGAACGGTTTCAGCTTCACGAACGTCCCGGCAGCCATCGGCCCCGGCGATCAAATTTCCGTGAACAGCGTTTCGTATAACAAA